TTAACTTTTTTTGCTTGTTCAAATTTTTCTAATTCCATAATTTTATTTTTATACTGTATGTTCAATTTTAACTCTTACACAATTTTGTTCCATTCTATTCAAGTGTCGGTAATTGTTGATGTAACCCATCATGTTTCCACTACCCACCGCATTTGCTGAATGAACCACAACTTCAACAATATGTTTACCATCTAACCATTGATTCACTAACCACTTGGTGCAATCCATACCAGTTTTTTCTGTTATATTATCGTAATTGATGGTGTAGTTTTTTACAACGCCGTAGTGCCATTCTCTCATTGCACTATCACCCAAATCGTGATCCAATGAAATTAGTTCAATGTTCTCTAAACCAATTTCATTTATCTTACTAACAAATTCATCATAAGAACGAACAACCACCCAACTTGGATCTACCGGTGTACGAACATCATCTAGATAGATTTTTACTTTTGTCATAATTTTTTATTTTTTAATCTTCACCATCTTCTTCAGAATATTTTACCTTCATAGATCTTGGTTCAGTAAAATCCCATGTCTTACTTTCAAACCCTGTAACCCATTCATTAAGATCTTCTCTTGTCCAAATTGGCGCAAAAGAAGGGCGATATTTAAATGGTAAATTTTTACTTTCATCCCACTCATCAAGTCGTTGTGTTACATCATCAATAAAGTTTTTTTCTTTGTTGTATTTAACCCAGTCACGGTAATCATCTTCTGATTTAATAAACATAACGTCACCATAATTTTGAAACTCCATTTCAGGAAATTCTAAATTTGGATTGTTGGTATAAACATCAACAATACCATTGTCACCATAATATGAATCACAAAGTTCTTTTAAACCATATAAACTACTTGGTTTTTCTTCCCATACACTACCAAACTGACGAACAGAACAGATATACAAATACCCATCTTCATAGGAATGTATTTTTCCTTGAATTTCATTTCTTAATGAAATAAGTTCGTCCATTGTTAGTTTGTCTAAATTCATTTTGCGTATTTTCTTATTAGTTTGAATATCTCTGTAATATCAGTAAATTCAGATGGTGGACTATCGTTTCTACCTGGTAAAAATATTAATGTAAACCCGTGATTCCCTTCAAACTTTTCAGTAACTCTTTTACCACAGATCTCATCAATATAAACCCAAGGAAAGTTTCCTGATAGTTTTACATCAATACCGATTTTTTTTAATCTTTCTACAAATACCGTGATTTTATCACCAGTTAATTTTGTGCTTGTTTCTGTTTCCATATCTACATATGTTCCAAATTTAGTTTCTATTGTTTTCATAACAATTTATTATTTTAAAAATCTTCACCTAAAGATTTTATTTCATCCCTTAACTTGGCACACTCATCATAATTCTCTTTTTCAAGATTTAGTACCATAAATGCTTTTAACCATTGAATATACACATCTTTATCCATATGAAAATTGTCACCATTTTTTACATTAATTTCTATTTTATCTTCTTTTTCCATTCCACAAATATACATATTATTTTCTAATAATGTTTACTACTTCTATTATTAATTTAATTTTTCACCTATTCTAACTATACCTTCAACTCTTGCAATGTTATTTGAACAATCGTCATGAGTTTCTTTTACACCATTTTGGATGATGTCATCAACACCCCACTTAGCAGTACGCCGTAGTGTGCCAATAGTCTCTTTCACCCCATTTTGAATGGTGTTTTCAATTTTAGAATCTTGACTCATTATTGTACTTTTGGTAAGTTTCACCCCATTTTGAATGGTGTCTTCAACGTCAGAGTCATCAGGCCTCAATCCCTCCTCGGTGTGTTTCACCCCATTTTGAATGGTGTCTTCAACGCTGAGTAACTCTTTATATAATACACTAGAGATATCTTTCACTCCATTTTGAATAACGTCTTCAACATATTGGTCTTGATCGAAAAATGGGTCAAAAGCCTCTTCAACCTTTGGCATTCCCAAAAATCTTGACTCAAACCATTTTTGAATAAGGTCTTTATCTTCAACACAATCCAAACCAATTAACTCCATCTCATCTTTAAAGAAGTTATAGTTATACCATAGAGTTTGGTCTTTAGTGTATTCAACAACCCATTTCATCTCATTGGTAAAGATTAACCACAAACTATCGTTATGATTATATCTATCAACCCCTTGACTTGCATCGTCAAACAATTTAAAGATAATTTTTTCTAATTTTTTTCCTGTTGGGTTTATCATCTTAACACATATGAATGAATTACTATTACTAATTTACCATCGAATAATGCTCGGTCCGTTTGAATGTCAATATCCATCATACCCAAGTCTTCCTTGAGTCTATTAGCTTGAACTTCAACCTCGTGTTCAGCATCTTTTTCATTTTTGAAAAACCCAAAGTAGGAATCACAAGATCCAGTCTTATCACACACTCCGTAAATTACTTCTCTTTCTTTCATCTTTTTTTTAAATTATTATCATATACTTCTTAACAACCCTTTTTTATAATCCATGTAATCTTTCTCATACTTATATGGCCAAGCGATTAAATAAGTGTTTCTTTCACTCTTTGGATAAGTAAAAAGATTGTTTTTTAATTTTTTTTTAAGCTTTCTCGGTAATCTGAACTTTTTGTTTTTTTGATCCATAACATTCTAATTTTATATTTTTAACATTCCATAAATCTTTAACCCCTTCGGTCATATGACAATTATGTTTTTTACCAGTCCTTTGACCAAATTCAACAATCGTATCATTATGACGATTACGAATAACGTGGGGACATTCTTTGCATGGATTTATCATATAAGACAAAGATAATAAAATTTTTCTAATAAAAACAAAAACCCCCATTTTTTATTTGGGGGCTTTATATTCTTTTATTAAATATTTTAGAAATCCTAATTACCTTATAATTCTTTTTATACTTCCGTCCTCATAAATTTCTATAATTATTCCGGTTGCATTCTCATTAACCTCTTGACCCGCTAAATTAATTCTCTTAGCAATGATGTTTATTCTATCTCTATTGTTGATCGCTATTGGTCCAAATACCTCATCCACACCATCTATATCGTATTGATGTAATCTGTAGTAGTTGATAACTTGAGATACATCTTTATCTTCTAAACTATAATCTATTTTTTGAGTTGAGTTACCAGCAGATTGTACTTGTCCAATATCACTCCATTTAAAACCATCCACACTCTTTTCAATAATAAAGTGACTACTATTATGTTCAGACGCTGTTGACCAATATAACATATTTGAGTTAACTTGTTTCTTACCTTCAAACGATAACAATTCAATAGGTAATGCAGACATTCTAGTTACAGAAACATCTCTACATACACTTACTGTTCCACATAGTGAGTTTGTATTAACGTGTATGTATAAGGTATTATTGTTTGTCGGAGTAAAGGATAATGGTCCTAATCCAACAGCAACAACAGTTCCATTATATGCTCCACTTCTTACTGTTATCCAATCAGTTGCAACCGTAGTCATAGCAATATATGGTGTTCCTACCACGGCTCCACTCCAAGTTGAGTATTCACCAGCAAACTGACAAGGTACGGTAGTGTATGATATTCCACCAAATACAGGTAAACTTTGTGTTCCATACGAAATAGTATTAATGCATGGGCCTGGTGTTGGAGGGGCAACACAATTTACATTAATAGAAAAACTACTACTTGTACTATACCCATGAACTAATATATAGTAATTTGTTCCAACCACAGAAGACCATGAATATGAGGCTGATGAACTACCACAAGCAGGACCAAAATCATCATTACCCCCTACACAAGTTAGACTTCCGCACCCTACCCCTGAAAATACAGACATTTTACTATCCCATGCGGTAGCACAAAGATTTGCCGTCATAATTTGTCCGTTTCCTGGAATAACATACCAAACACCGGGTTGTGTTTGACTAACAGAACAAAATCCACCTTCACCCGTTCCAGAGTTAGTTGCGTTTACAGTAGTCCCTGATATTGACTGACCACAAGTAATAGATGTTGAATTACACACTAAATCATTTGATGGGGGTGGTGGTGCAGTACAAGTTAAACATTCAATATAATCTGTCCCACAAGAAGAAGCAGTTCCACAACTTGAATTTGTATTGTAATGAACGTAATAAGTCCCTGATATAGTAGCGGTCCATGTTAGTGGAGAAGGTCCTGAAGTAACCACAGTTCCTCCTGGTGTTGTGTGTCTTACTGTTATCCAACCACCTAAACTATAAGTTGATCTGTATTGTCTACCTGCAACAACACTATTAAATGTATTGTAATCCCCTTGAAAAGTGCATGTTCCAACTGAAAAAAAACCGGGAGTTGATGGCATTGTAGCCGTTAAATACGAATAGGTATTAGTACAAGGTCCCGGTGATACTGATGCACAACTTCCCGCCACTATATGACCTCCTGAAGTTGAGGTTCCAGCAAGTGGTTGAACGGTATTGATTATGGTAGATCCTGCTCCATTGATAACTCGTATACGCATTTCAGAAGGATATGATCCTGATGCCGTGCGGTACACTCGTATTGTTGCCCCCACTGCTGCAGAAAATGTAGAAGAAGTAGGTCCATATCCGGCGCAACTTAAATTAGATAAAACGGTTACTCCATTAACGGAAACGGCCACAGTTCCTCCGTTCCAACCATCGCCCCAAGTGTCGGTTCGTTGTATGGTATGTGAACATGATTGAGAAAATAAGAAAGATGAAAATAGGACAAAAAGTCCAACCAATATATTCTTCATAGTAAAAATAAATAAAATAAAATTATTTACTCTCTTGAAGAATCTTTTTAAGAAACCCCCATATTCCACGGGCAGGTTGAGTTCACTAATAAATACGAATACAATTGGGATTAGTGGTTAATAAATCCTCGTATTGAGCAAACTATGATTTTAGTTTATTATTTAAGATTCCAATTTTTGTATTTTGTTTCAATTTTTCTTTTTCCATATTTTTTTTCCATAATTTGTTGATGAAGTTCCCAATTGATGATTGATTCACTAACTTGTTCATCGTCTTTTGCCATAGCATATAATTTTGATATTTTCTTTAACATTTTATTTGCAACATATTGGAAGTTTTCAATTTCATCTTCAAAAAATTTGGTTGGATTTTTTTCGTATTTCATAACATATTTCAAAAACTTTTGTCTAATTGCATCTGTCTTTTGAATTCCCTCCAAATTTCCTTCCAACCCTGGAGGTAAAATGCCAAGTTGAGTTCCAAATTTTATAACATCATCCATCCCATGTTCCGTCATTGTCATAAACATTTGCATTCTATTATTAACTAAATCAATATAACTTACTTCTAATACTACATTAATTTTTTCATCTATTGTCATGTCGGATGGGTCATCACCAATGTGTTCAATAAGAGCATCTAATCTATCTTCACTTTCTTTTAATTGATTGATGAAGTCTTCAAATGTGAAGTTTTTAATTTCAACGAGTTCTTTATAAACCACATTATTTTCTAAAAATTCTTTGAATTGTGACTTTGTAATATTTTTTCTTTTTAATTTGTAAGCCACTTCAGTTGGCCTTACAAGATTTTCAATACCAGAAATATAATACAAGTATCTAAAAAAAACTCTATCAATTACCGGTATTCCAAAAATACCTCTTCTTTGTGTTGCTTGATATTCAGCGTCTTGACCAATTAAACCAAATTGTTTTGATTGTTTATCATATTTGTGTTTTATTTCATGAGCTAAAGATGCAACATGTTCGTCTTTGTCTTCTTCCATTTTTTCAATAAGACCTTCAGGTTTCCAATTTTCACCAACAGCAAATGTTATTGTTAATCCCAAAATTGTTGAAGGTTCGTTTTCTTTCATATAAACATCCCTATTAAATCCAAAAGCACCTCCCATTCCCATTGAGACAATATCTAAGACCCCTTCTTCATCTTCAATCTCCTCAATTTTTACTGTAAGAGTATATGAATCAATTTTGATTTTTTTCTTATCACCTAATTCAAATTCTAATTCACCATCAAAGTTATACTCATCTTGAATGTCTCTTATTGATTTGATGTCTCTTTCAACAATATCATATAACGTATCGGCAGCATCCAAAATATTATCAGGAACCCCTAAAGCTTCGTTAATTAAATTAAGTTGTGATTCTCTTATAATGATTTTCATATTTATAAATATATTGGAGTTATGGTTTAACCCACAAGATCAATAATAACATCTAAGTGGTGATCTCCATTCATCTCTGACTCAACACATCGTTTATCCATCATATGAACGATCTCACTTATACTATATGGATAAAGATTATTACCATCCATACCAACATCCATTTTTTTACCTTTACCAAATCTTTTATTTCTTGGTAGGTGTACGTGCCCATGAAGGTGAATAGAACCTTTATTTAGTTGGTTCCAACTTGATAATGGATAATGCGATAACACAAAATCAACACCACCAATATTAACCTCCAAGTAGTTTTGAATAGATAAAAATTTATCTTTGGTGTTCTCTCTATTTTTTTTTATGTTCTGATCGTGATTACCCAAAACAAGGTGAACGTTTTTACAAACCAAACGATCCAAAAATTGTCCTATCTTTTCAACACCACCAAAAGCCACGTCACCCAAGTGAATTAAAGTATCATCAGGACCAACCTTCTCATTAATGTTATCAACAATAACACTATTCATTACATCCAAATTAGGAAAATCTCTGGTCGCATCAATTGGAATATCACCATCTATGGTTCTCCAAACCGTAACTCCACGACATATGTTTTTGTGCGAATAGTGGGTGTCCGAAGTAATCCAAACAACCCCACTAGTTAATATTTTATCAAATTTCATTTCTTATATTTTAAACTCAAACCTATCTTTCATTAATTGAATCTTATCTTCTAGAACTCCATGTTTGTTTGTTCCTCCGTGTCTATTTTCCACAATAATAGAGGTCACATAATAACCATACTTAATTGCTAACTCATAATAAGGTTGGAGTTCCCACTCTTGTGTAAATGTGTTTGATACTGCAATTTTTGGTGTGTTTGACTCCATCGCATATCCAACATATTGTTGACACTCTTTATGTGCCTCTTTTATTTCAGATGCAATAAAATTGTAGTTATCGTCATTATCATAAAAATAATGGTCTGCCTCAAACACATTTCGTGTTAATTGTTTTGCAAAAGTTGTCTTGCCACTTCCTGGTATTCCTCTAACTAGATATATCATTTTTTCCATATTACAAATATAATAAAAAATATTTTTATTTACCATAATTTTACTATATTAAAAATATGACATTAAATGAAAATTATTATTATAAGATAGAGGGAAATATAACTATTTGGCCAGGAATTAAATTAACAATTAATGATAAAACAAATAATAATGAAATTGGAAAAATATTTATTTTAGATATTGATGTAATGTATGATCATGACGTTAAAATAAAAAAAATCTTAGAAACCATAGAAAATTATACAACTTATGATTTTTTAAAAGAAACTGTAACATTGTTTTTACATAATTTGTATATTCAAAAAGAATATAGAAATTTGGGGTTAGGAAAAACAATCAGAGGATATACCGAAAATTTAGGAAAAAAATATGGGTATGATTATTTATCATCAATAACAAAAAAAAACAATATTTTTTCACAAAAAATTAATAAAAAATTAGAATATAAAATTCTTAAATCTGACAATGATTATGATTTTTTTTATAAAAAAATATAATTATTAAACCATATCAGCATATTGACCACCAAATGGTGCTCCACCTCCACCACCACCGCCTACAATTGGTTTTTCAACAGGATTTTTATCTGGATTTTTATCTGGATTTACATATCCTTTTTCAGCGCTAGTACATTTATAGGGTAACGTACTATATTCTACCGCATTTTTGCCAGTATTCCACCATTTTTCAAAATTTGATCGATTAACCGTATTGTCCATTAATATTTGTGTACTTGCTCCAAGTTTTCCATCAACGGCCTGATCCAAAATACAAGGTTTTCCTCCACATAACGCGGACTTAAATTTTGTTTTACATACATCCTCCACATCTGTACCAGGTTCTGGGTCTACAGTTTCGACAAAATGCCACCACCACCGTTGGAACGCAATTATATGTTTTTTTTCGACCGCAGTCCAAGGAACTGTTTCCCCACCTGCTACCACAGGGGCTACTACAGGGGCTACACCAGTCATTGCACATAATTCATCGAATGCCTTCTGTATCCATGAGAAATTACTATCAAGCTTATATTCATTGCCATATTTAGTAAACTTAAATTTTTTACTATCACATTTATATTCTACTGTTCCATCTTCACTTTTCATTATTGACTTAACCCAATCACTAACCCAATTTACCTTAACATAGTTACTTAAAAGTGTATTATTTCCTTTTTTTTTCGTAAAAACAGTACCCCAAAGTAATTGTAATTCCCTGTTGGAGTCTTCACCTGTCAATGCTTCAATATTAACCATCGCTTTTAATGAAAGAGTAAATTTAGTACTATCAAGTATTGCACTGTTACCATCAAAATCTGTAAATGTTTTTGCCACCTCATTTATTCGACCCTTTTTGCTATCATCTTCTTTGCCAATTAAAATTTGATTCAAATTCCTATATTGTCTTTCGGTTAAAATTATTTTTCCCATATCTTTTTTTATTGATTCATTAAAGTCATTATATCATTATCGGTTAAAGTTCCTCCAACAGGTATTGTTGCGTTTAATCCAGATACTTGTGATGTTATGGTTGTGGCACCAACTTTTGGTAATTTTGGTAAATTACAAGCGGCAATAACTGCCTTTGTTCCTGATCCAAGAACTTTATCTTCTTTTAATTTATAGTTTCCTTCTGTTCCAGTTCTTGCTTTAGGAAAATTAACTAAAGTGGCATTTAAAATATCGGCCTTACATTCCTCGTTCATCCTTATTTGAATCGCATGTGCGCATTCTTGAGTGGTTCCTGTTTCACAAGCCCCTCTTTTATATCTAGTTGGTTTTTCTTGTTGACCAACTACTTGTTGAGTTGATCCTACATTAGAAATAGGTGCTTCATAATAATAGTCACCCCCAACACCCCAAGTTTTTGATGTTGTTATTCCACTTGAAATTGTTACTGGATCGTCTGTAACGGCTTCTCTAGAAGGTGTGAAAGACTTTACGATATATCCCGTATCTTTTTTATCTAGCGTAAGAATTTTATATTCATATCCTTGTTGTCCACTACCAAGATATTTCCCATCTGGTAATTGTATTTTAACCAAAATTAATCTTTCTTCTGTCAATAGTTTATTTTCAGGTATATATAAATTTTTAGTTGCGTTTTTATGCATATTTATAATACGGTCCTTCTCATTTTCATTAATTACAAATAGATTTTTTTTCATAAATGTTTTATAATAAATATAATAAAAAACAAAAAAAGGTGAATTTCTCCACCTTTTTTTTGTTGACATTGAATTTAATCAATAACTCCACCACTTTGTTTTAAAGATAAACAAAGAAACTATTCTTTATACATCCAAATTTTTAAAACATTTTGTCCTGTAAAATAATTATTAAATTGGCAATTTATAATTTCACCTTGTGTTATATTGTATTCATAAATACCCGCACTTATATGTCCCCAAGGAGTGTTATTTAATGTCAAGGTATAGTTTAAATTATTTGGATAAAAATTATAAGTTGATTGAACCCCATTAAAACTATAAACATTGTTAGATAAAAAAACAATTGTATCTGATCTTAATTCTTGATCAAAGTTTGTATTTAAAACCTTTTTAATAACCCAAGTAGTGTTTTTAAATGAAACCACATTGTCAACCGTCGTGGTATCAGTTATAATTGGTTGTGGGTCTAAAGGCATCTGAGGTGTAATATCTTCCTTATAACAAGAAGATAATAACATAATGCTAACCAATAAATAAAAAATATTTTTCATATTATACTAATGTTTCAATTTTGTTTCTAACTTGTTCTCCAATCGTCACCTCTTTAACGTTTGTTAATATTACAGAGTCTTTTAATATTCTATGAGGAATGTGAACCAAAAAAGTATTCCCATCATAAAAAGATAAATCTTGATTTAAATTTAATGCTCCATCAACCATTTTTAAAAAAATTTTAAACTGCACTTGGTCAACAAAAGATTCGCTAAGTAAGGTTCCAAAATTTTCATTTAGAATATTGATAGTATGTTTAAAGGTGTTTTTTATCATATGTTTTTATTTAATACAAATATACAAATAATATGCTTAACTAAAAACTATTTTAAAATTTTTTTTAATAAATCCATTAGTTCTTCATTATTTTTTTGTTGAGGTAGGTTTTCTTTATTAAAATATTTACACTCAGTATGTTCAAATCCGTCTTTAGCATTTTCTAAATCAGGTTCCATCTTTGTTTTACTTTCTATATAAAAAACAAACATATGCCCTTTTTTTGTTCCATCTTCTTTTAATTTATTTATAAACCCAACAAAATCTATTTTTGTGCTCAATTCAATATTTGTCTCTTCATAAAATTCTCTAATGGCCGCTTGTCCTGGTGATTCACCATCTTCTATTTTACCAGATGGTATGGACCAAGTATTTGGTAATGGTTTTTTTGGCGATCTTTTACAAAGTAAAACTTCATCTTTATTTCTAAGAATAACTCCGGCCCATTTTTTAAATTTAATCATAGATATTTATAAATATGAACGTAGTTATAAATAACAACATTTTTAAAGTAATACCATTGTTTACATCAAAAGATATTCAACAAGGCATGATGAGAAAAAAATTTGACGGTAGTTTTGACGGTATGTTATTTTTTATGGATAAAGGTCCTCATTCTTTTTGGATGAAAAATTGTTTGGTCTCTTTAGATATTATATTTATTGATGAAAACAAAATTAACGTGATACAACACCAATGTAAGCCCTGTAAAACAGAAGAATGTCCAAGTTATGAAGGTTATGGTGATTTGGTTTTAGAATTACCAGGTGGAACTTGTGAGAAATATAATATAAATGATGGTGATTTTATAGAGTTTAAATAAAAAATACTATAAATCAAAATTTAATTGTTTTTTATCATCAACAAATGATTGAACTCGTTTTCTCGCAACGTCACAATAATTTTCAGACAATTCAACACCTAACCAACGACGATCTAAAATCTCTGCCGCTACCATACTAGTTCCTGATCCAGCAAATGGATCCAAAACCACATCATTTTTGTATGACAATATCTTAATTGCTTTTGAAGGTATATCTAAACTAAATGTCGCCTTGGTTAATGATTTAGTATCTGCAAAATAATTCCACTGACCAAACACAAGTTCCATAAACTCTTTCTTATCCTTCTCCTCATACACCACTTTCTTTTTTATAGTCCCATCCTCCTGTTCAATTTCAGTAGGTGTTCCCTTCCATTGTGGTTCTCCTTTAATTTTTTTAATGTGTTGTTTTTTATAAGCCAATATTACACACTCTTTAGGGTTATAAATATAAGGACTAGACGGACTCATCCAAGAACCCCAAGCTGTTGTCTTACTTCTGTGTGGTGATTCTTCCTCAAGATCAACAATACCAAAGAATTTAAAACCAACCTGTTTCATTACCTGATAAAATTCTGAAACAAAAAATACTCTTCCACCTCTGCCTTGAACATTTGTTTCGTAAGGTATATTAATTGATACTCTACCATCATCTTTAAGTAATCGGTAAGCCTCTTCTAACCATTCTTTTGTCCACCCCCAATAATCATCCATAGGTAAAGTATCGATATGGGTATCATAATTAATCCCGCAATTATATGGTGGTGATGTCACAACCAAATCAACACTACCTTCAGGTAAAGTTTTCATTACCTCAATACAATCCCCATTTATTATTTTTCCTGTTTCTATCATCTTATTTAAACTATTTCTGTAATTATCTGTGCTAATTTATACCCTGCGAATGCTCCTGCTGCCGCTGATCCAGGAAGAACTATAAACTTACCTAAAATTGTGTCATACTTTTTCCTATTTACAATATACGAAATTAGAACGTAATAAACAATATAGTTTATTAAAACTAAAAAGTCCAGTTCCTTTGCTACAAACACAACAATAGAGTTTCCAAGAAACCCCCACATAAAATTTATGAGAGTTTCTCGTAGTAATTCATTTGGTGTTGTGATTGCGTCTAAAACTGAGATTTCTTTACTAAAACCTGTTTTTTTCTTCAATTTTTTTGATGTGGTGTTCGAGATACCATAGGGCTTTTCTGAGATCCTCGAGTTCGTTGTATTTTCCTTTTTTTCCTGCACGACTAATATATTTTACTGTATTTCCTAAACTAAATCCTAAATCCCAAGCATCAATAACTTTGATTGCCTCGTATTCATTATTTTCTCCCCCATAATGGTTAGGGTGATTAACTTGTTCTATTTTTATCGGTGGACACTGACAAAGTCCGGTTCCTCCACATACACATTCATTATCCATTATTCTTCTTCTCTATATTCTTTTAATAACTCATCGTTGGACATTGTTCCGTATTTACCATTAAGACCATCTATATCAACAAATGATGTCATCATATGTTTTGTATTATATATTTGTTCTGTAAACTCAAGTGATTTAACAATCTCACGTATGATCTTATAAGGATCGGCATTTGATCCTGGTCTTCGATCTTCAATATAACCCTTCCATTCTTTTGCTGTGTCCTGAGGAACTCTAATTGAAGCTCCACGATCAGATACACCCCAACTGAATTTATCAATTGCCTGAGTTTCATATTCACCTGTTAATCTTAGATTGTTGTTTGATCCATAAACCTTAATATGATCTTCATGTCTTGATTCAAATGCGTTGAATAATGCCATGAAGTATTCTTCGTTCCCATCAAGTCTCATAATGTCTGTTGATAAGTTTGTGTGAAGACCTGATCCATTCCATTCACCATATTTTATTGGCTTAGGGTGAAGTTCAATCCGATACTCATATTTTTCAGAGATTTTATATAAAAAGTATCTTGTCATCCAAAGGTCATCACCACCTTTTAATTTACCTTGAGAGAATACTTGATATTCCCACTGACCTAAAGCAACCTCAGCGTTTGTTCCGGTAATGTCAATACCATAGTTCAAACAAATATTTGTATGTTCTTCAACAAAATCTCTACCCACAACATATTCACCAACACCACAATAATATTTACCCTGTGGTTTTAAGTTGTTTTCATCGTGACCTAAAACACATTTATTTTTTCTATCGTAGATAAAATACTCTTGTTCAAAACCAAACCAAAGATCTTCAAAACCTTCACCAATACTTGATCTCTTATTTGACTCGTGTGTTGTCCCATCAGGATTTAATACCTCACATAAAACATAAACCGTTGATGTCATGTCTTTCATATAATGTCTAACAGGTTTTAAAATAAGATCTGAGTTTCCAGTTTCTGCTTGGTTAGTTGATGACCCATCAAAATTCCACATAGGAAAATTACCATCTAAAAATGCGTTTCTAACTGAATTGTATTCAACAATCTTAACTTTACTTCTAAGGTTTGGCTCTGGTTTATATCCATCTAGCCAAATGTATTCCAATTTGATTTTCATATATTATTATTTATGTATTCTAATATTTCTTCTTCTGATTTTCCTTGATTGAATAGTCGATAAACGTTGAGTGAAAATTCGTCGGTGGTAAATACCGCATCAGCGTCTAGATAATTCATTATGTTATCCAAATTATTAAGGATATGTTTTTTAGAAATTGTTCTTTTATTAAATCCCACTTTGTTTTATTTTTTTAATTCCATAAACCAGATCTCTAACCTTTTTACCCAATTCTGTATCATTTGGGTATTGTGCAATTAATTCTTTAATTATTTTATATACATCTATTTCTATCATACCATTAATTTAAACAATTAAATCTTATTTGTCAAAATTTTATTGAATCCCATTTTTATTTTGCATTACTTGTTCGTATTTTTTTGTTTGTGAAATGTGCCCCGCAATTCTTCGTTTAAACATTGGAAGTAACGTTTCTTGAATTGGGAATATCCCACTTGATATCATATAAAAAATAGGTCCCATTTTCTTATCAATACTATCAAACGAAGAAAATTTATTAATTATTTTAGAAATTGTCAAATCATTTATTAAATTATCATAAATTAATTCAATTTTTATCATTTGTTGTGGATTTTGTTTGGTTTCTTTTTTCATGATATATTCCCAAACATAATATTTTTTTTCGTTGTCAATATAATAAAAAAAACCTTTTTGATGTAATACATTTTTTTTATTTCTTTTTATTACCATGTCTAAAGAATCAAACACTATTGTCCAAACAGATTTTGCAACATTAAAATATTCCATCATTCTTGGAGCAGAATATGATAATATTTTTTGAAACTCTTGTAATTCCTCATTTGACATTTCTGGAAGTTCCCTAACTTTAAGATCTTTTACCAGTATTTCATCATCTACGTTTGTAAGTTTTTTGTCGGTATAAACAATCTTATGATCTCTAACAAGCGCTTGGACATTCATTAAATGTAAAGATAATTCAATAAAGCTTGGGTATAACTCTAACTTGTCCAGTTTTTCTCCCATCTTTTGAAAGTAAGAAAGTAGTTTGTATTCTTTGTATTCTTGATCAATTGGTTTTTCAAACATCCAATCGGTGTTCATTAAAAATTGTATTTTTTTTCTTCGTGTCATTAAAAATAAAAATAATGCAAAATATAAAACAAATAAAGGGCTAATTGACCCTCATTACATAATACTCAGTTCCATTTATATTAAAAGTGTCATAATCACCATCGTAAGAATTTAACATACTACCATATCCGTCAGAACTTAAGACTATTTCCGTTAGTTTATCTAAATCAATAAACTCCATGATAAAGTCTTTATCATAACCATAATGATCAATAAACCCAAAAATGTCGTTTTGGTATTCATCAACTCTACCTGTAATTTCATTTTCAATTGAACTTTCATCATATTCACCTTGTGGATCATCATTGATTTCTTGAATTATTTCTTCCAATCCTTCAATTTTTACTTCAATTTCTTCATATTTTTCATCAGGTAAATCTTCACTTTCTAATCTTTTATTAAGTGAATCTATGTTTGATTGGAGTTGTTGAACTTGTTTCATTTGTTGATTTGATAGTTCTAAAGGTATATCAAAATCCTCAGGAGATGATCTAACATAATCATCGTAGTAATCATATAACCAATTATACCATTGTTTATCATCTAAAGCTTCATTGAATGCCCAAGAACTAAAAGCATCTATTCCTGAATCATCAACTAAATTTTCAACATATCGTCTTGCGGCACTATCTGCCTCATCTTCAGTATAAACATCATATTCATTGGGGTTAAACCCATTACCTCCTCCTAACCATTGATATTGTTTTCCGTAACCATAGGTTGCCCCTCCATTAGGATTGATATAATACTTATCTTCAGGAACTTCATTTCCTTCGTCGTCTTCAACCATATCCACATCACCATTTTGATTTAAATATTTGTATAAGGCTTCAGTTCTTTCAGATTCATCGTCTTGATTTTCAACATTCCATTCATCTTCTCTTCTTTTTTCATCCAAGTCTGAAAGTTTTTCATTTAATTTTTGTTGCATTTTAATCTTCCACATAGAAGATCCATAATCACTAACATAACCATCGACTGTAATTCCATTAAGATTTGAAATATTGGTATTAGAAATATCTAATCTGCCCATTATTCTTGCAACACCTGTAAGTGGTCCAATATTTTTATAATTGCTAACATTTATTGGTCCAGTAATAACAATACCTTTACCTCTATACGGTTTTAACTTTGAGATCCTTTCGGCAATTCCTCCAACATTTTCCAATAATTCCAAATAATCCTCAGGAGAAATTGAAACAAGGTTTTCATCTTGTTCTACAATATAATTTTTAAAAAACTTCTTTATTGACATACTTTTATAAATATAACAAAAGAAAAATAATTGATTTTTATTTTTTTTGGATTAAAGTTTGTTTGTATACTATTTATAGATAAATAAACCACTTAAAAATACTTATCATGAGTTGCGGATGTAAAAACAAAGCTAATCAACAGGCTCAACAACCTCAAGCACAGCCTCAAGCACAACCTCAAGCACAACCTCAACAACCATCAAATGGTTCAAATGTTCAAGAGAATGTGAAAAAAATCATCAACAAATATTATAGAAGATAATATTTTTTGTATCATCGAGATAAGGGTGTTCCGTTGGGGCACCTTTTTTGCTTAATAGATATTTATACAATATGAGTTTAGCGAGGGTAAAAAATTTAATAGAATCATTTAATGATGGTGAGTATGAAGATGAGATAAAACCATATTTCAATACATTAATAAATTTTTTTAAACTTATAAAAAGATACAATCTTTTAGAGGATCTTGATTTAAGAGAGATTCCTCCCGATGATTTTAGCAATGATTTGTTTGATTATTTGGTTGAGAATGGTATTATGGCTAATTTAGACTATAATTCTGTTCCAGAAGAGTTTCAAAACAATTATTTACTACATGGTTTAGAATATAACTATGAAAATACCGTTAAATATATTACAAGCAACATTTTAGGTGATGTTGAAATTAGACCTGATGGGTTCTATCTATATTTAGGTAATGATAGAGATGAATTGGCTTCTTTTTTCTGTGGTTCCTCTCGTCGTGATAGTTCTCCTGAAGATGTTGCAAAACGAGTATTTAGCGAAGATGGTTTAGGTAACGATTGGTATTTTGATAATGATACAAAACCATCTGATGTTATTGACGATTTAAATGAAAAAAATACCATTCATTTAAAAGATACCATTTTTAAAGAAATTGGTAATGTTGAGTTATCTTTAGAAGATTATAGCTCCGATTTTTTTGAAAGTTTATCAGAAGAACAAGAAACTGAAGGTTATTTTAAAATTCAAGCTGAAGACTTAAATGAATTAATTAAAGATTCCGACGCAATAAACGAACTATGTGAAAATGATTTAAGTGAGTTAGGTCAAGAATTAAAAAATATTTATTGGAACGCTTATAATTCTGCATATGAAAATGAAATATATGAATTAGTATATAATGGTTTAGATGAATACTTTGAAGGAAAAATTGATGAGGTCCCAAAAGAAACCACCAAATCGGATGGTAAGAAAGTAACCACATACTTAAATTATATTAAAATTAGAGATTTTGTTGGAAACATCACTTTATTTTTAGAATTAAATAAAGGTCAATCGTATTCAGATTCATATTTAGACCATTTTGGTAGGTATACTACTTTGATGAAACAATTAATCTACGATCAGGATTATGAATGTATAAATTTTACAACCCCTGATTATCCAGATTGGTCCACAACTCAAAAATATATAAACGAAATGTTTGATGATTATATCTAACTATTTATAAATCCAAATAAAACTCATATTAATTATAAAAATAAAAAATATGAGAAAATTAGAAAAAAACACACGAAGATACTTTGTGAATCTATTTGCCGACTACATCCTTTCTAAATTTGATAAGAAGGACAACACAGTAATCCAAGTAACAGATTGTGAAACCTTTGTGGTCGTAAATGGCCAAACAACGAGTAAAGAAGTGTTGGATTTAAATGAACTAAAAACTGATTTTTCAAATTGGTTTGATGATGTGTTAACAGAAGTTAACAGAAAAAATTTAAACGTAATTGATATTATCAAATACGATCAAGATATTAATAATTTTGATAATAAATGGATTTCAACACATAAGGATGTATACACCATTGAAGACGAACCGATTTCTGAACTAACTTGTAGTTCAGAGTTTCCATATGGACATAGTTTAGGGTGCGGTAGATCAATTGTTTATTACTCACAATATATGTTTAACCATATGTATTCATTACTTAATGTAGATCAAGTTTATTTATACTATACTAATGAAGAAAATGAAGATGGGGATCGCAAAATTAAAGTATCTTGTAATTCATATGTCGATAACGATAAAATTGAGAGTTTGGTTTTAGATGTGTTTGATATGGACTTGGAGTCCTTTAATGAAAGATTTGCCGATTACGAGTTTTTCCACGATGTTTTTGATCAAACAAAAAATAAACCATACTTGATTCAAGATCGACTAAAAGATGTGGTATTATTATAAAAAAACCCCTCCGTTAAGAGGGGCTTTTATTATCTTTCGTAAAACTCTTTGATTATTGTTAATCCTTCGTGAATATCTTGAAAGTCTCTATCTGGAGCAAATAAACCTGTTGTTGGGTTTTCACTTTCAAAATCTTCAACTAACATAAATGCGGGAACATAGTCACTTCCTGTGGCTTCTACAAACATATTATATTCTTCCTCAAATTCATAAATGTCTCTATCAACATAATCAATATTTGCATCTTCTAACATTTCTTTAAGAATAACGCAATGGGGACACCCTTTCATTGTAAAAATAACTGCAATCTTATCCATTTATTAATTCTGTTACTAAATCTTTTATGGATGTTTCATTTAACACCCCAACTTTGGTTCCAATAACTGATCCACCATTAAAAACTTTAATTGTAGGAATACTTCTAATGCCAAATCCAATGGCGGCCTCTTTATTAAGGTCAATATCCATCGTATACATTTTAACGTCATCATTTTCATTACTATTTGAAACTCTTTCAAATATAGGTTTCATTACTTTACATGGTCCACACCACTCAGCCCAAAACTCAACAATTAATTTTTCGCCATTTTTAATTTTTTCTTTTAAATCTATACCACTAATTTCCATAATTTTTTTTTAATTTTTCTTTAATTTTTTTAAGTTTAATATAAAAAACTCAACATCTTTTTTCTTTCTTATAGGATAATAAATTTTACAAGAAAAAGAAGAGATTGTTGGATCACTTTTAGATAAATATATGTAAATGTCACTATCAAACATATAAATGGAATCTAAATTAGTTGTTCCATCTAAATATTGTATGGAATCAGAAAAAAACTCTGTGAACTTTGTTTTTGATTTCAACTCATTTGGGGACAATCCATGACCTTCAGATAATTCCATAATTGAAAATAAATTTTCATTTGTTTTAAATATATTTTCTAAAAATCTTTCTTCGTGTTTAAATTTTTCCATAATACAAAAAGGGGACTTTAATGTCCCCATAGTTTTTAAACCAACATTAATTCTGCCGCTTCCCAAAGTTTAGTGTTTAAACGATTTGTCGCTTGGATACTCTTAATACCACGAAGAGTTGTTTGTCGTCCTCTTGGTGTTTTGTAAGTGAATCCACCTTTAGTCATCTTCTCTTGAATCACGTTAAACACTGTCCAAAGATCACTTCCCTCATCCTCAGGTCTAAACGGTGTTAGAAGGTCTGTAATGTCAATTGATTCAGGACTATTTCCAACAGTCCAACGAATCTTAAGAGCTTCTTTTATTAAACGAAGTTTTTCTTTTTCAGTTAACTCCTTTTCCATCATTCGAGTAACAGACTCTTCAATTCTTGGGAGTTTCTTAGAGAAGTCCTCGGCCAAAGCTCTAACATCGTCAAATGAAAAGTGGTTGTGTCTAATTGAGAATCGTTCTGCCACTGATGTAGGAACTGTAAGTCCATTTGAACATACCAATCGGAATAGTCCTGCTCCCATAGAGAATGTTGCTGTTCCATCGTGAGAGTTACGGATGATTGCTTCAACAACTGTGTCCCCAACTTTTGGTAGTTGTCCGTTGCGATACTTAAGTTCGTGGACTCCGTGAATCCCACGACCTGATTGTTTTACTGACGATAATTGCCATCCTTCGCGGTCGAACATATCCATTACCTCGTTGGTTGGAACGAACTCATACTTGTTCGTCATTTTGGGAGATGGTGATGTTGCAAATACTGCCGGGGCAATTGATTTGATTAATTCTGGTGTGTATATCATAGTTTATAATTTTCTTTGTTTTTGTGTTTGGTTTTACGAGTATAGGATTTCTTACTTTTTTGAATGGTTGGTCTAGTCGCCATCCATATCTCATTCATAGTAAGTTCTATTGTTTTCATTTTGTTTCTCGTTTATCACATTACAAAGATATGCGTTTTTTATTAAATACAAAACTTTTTTAAAGAATTAATTTAAAATTATTTTACCCCATTTTGTTTTTTGAACATATCCTTCCACAACTAACTTAGGATTTGGTTTTTCAAATAGTTCAGGAATTTTTAATTCCATAACAATATCAATAATTTGTTGTTTATTTAAACTATGGTCAATTCCATCATCAACATTTTTTTCACATTTTTCCCTTAACTTTTTATAAAACTCTTCTTTTTGAACATCCCCTATTAGCATCATTAAATCACCTGGATTTTTTTCAAAAAAAGTAATAAGTTGTTTTATGTAAATTTCACAATCAATATTTTTCATAACTTGCATTTTTAATAATTATAGGAAAAAAATTCCTTATAAAAAAAAATGGGACTTATTAAAGTCCCAAATCACTAAAGTCAACCCCACTCAAATCATCATCATCTTCATCATCTTCATCATAACCCATGGCATCGTTATAGTCTTTATCTTTTAGATATTTAACAATCTCATTGACCATTCCTTGAATAAATTGTTGCCCTAATGGATCTCCTTTTAAAATCATTTTTGATACCTTCATGAACTCTTCCGCATTTAATGCCGAGAATCGCATAAACAAATAATG